ATGGGAAGTCGAGTCGCGCGGAAGTGGGATGGCGGCTACGTCCGCACGGATAGTAAGGGTCGGGACACCTACTACATCCTGCGTCGCATCAACGGCCGTCTGTACGAAGTCAGCACTCGTTGCCACACGAGCCGAGCCGCTCACGAGCAACTCAGGCGCTTCGAGGCGGACCCCAGCAACTACCGGCCGGGTGGGGAGGCTTCCGAGGATGGTGTTCTCTCCATCACCGCTGAGCTTGCCGAAGCGTTCCTGCGCTGGTCCCGCGACGAGAAGAAGAACACGCCGAAGTGGGTGCGAGATCAGCAGCGCTCGCTCGCGTGGTGGGCATCTCGCCTTGGCGCAGCGGACTTACGAAAGCTAAAGACTGCGCGGCTCGTCAGTGAACTGGACAAGGCCGAAGCGGGACGGAAGCAGCACATCGCCACGCTCAAGGCGTTCTGCGGGTGGTTGATCAAGGTTCGCCACGTTCTGCAAAAGCAGGAGGATCCGAGTTCAGGTCTGTCCGTGCCGCAAGCTCGTCCCGAGCAGTGGACGACGCCCAAAGCGGTTACGCGAGAGAGGTTCCTCGCCGTCCGTGAGCATCTGACTGGGCTATGGCGCGACGCGCTCGACGTGCTGGCGGGCACCGGCTGGCACTTCAATGAACTGAGCCGATTCGCTGTTAGAGGCGCTGTCGAGCGGCATCCGATGACGGGTGGGAATGTGCTCGCGTGCCCCCAAACGAAGGCTGGCGAACCGCTGCGCACAGAGGTTAGCGACGTCGTCGCGGAGGCTGCTCGCAGGATTCTGGAGCAGCGGGAACTCGACTACTTCGCGTTCCACCGGAGCCTTGAGCACGCGAGCACTGCCGCTGGTCTCAGCGAGCCACTTCGACCTGGGCACATGCGGCATTCTGTCGCGACCTGGGCGATCAATGCCGGGGCGCATCCTGCCGCAGTTGCCGCGTTTCTGAATCATAAGAGCGAACGCACGACAAAGCGCTTCTATGCAACGCACGCGGTGCCAGCGAAGGTTCCAACGCTGTTCTAGTCGAGCTTGAGGGCGCGAATTGCGGCGCTTGCGTCCTGCGTCCGTCGAGCCCGGTTGGTGCGCATGCTGGAACTATTGCGAGGTAGAGGGGCGGGTTCGGTCCCCTCCCTCGCGAGTCGTTCGACCTCCTCTCTTGGGAGCTTGAGCCGTCCGAGTACAAGCACAGGCCGCAGATGGCCTGCCTTGAGCAACTCGTCGAGCGTGCGCCCACGGCTAATCCCCAGCAATCTGGCAGCCTGCCGCTTCGACAGGAGAAGTGGGGGCATGGATGCATTTCGTCCGGGGCCAGTGAAGTGTTCGGACATGACTACCTCGGGAAGATCTTCCGGGGCGCGAGTCGGCCGACGACGTGAAGGCCAACGCCGATGGCGTCCCAAACGTTGTGGTGCTTGTCATGGGCGCGCGGGAGTTGCACCCGCAGGTGTTCATGGGGGCGCTCGCCGAAACGCGCTTTGATGCGCTCGACCATGACGTCTCCGTCGAGCGTTCCCTTCCACTCGCGCGGCAGGAAGCTGCGCTCACGCGTCGCGCCGAGCCCACCGGCAACCCGGCCGACGACGCCCGCGAGTTCAATCAGGTCGTTCGGGTCGCCCTTGCTCTTCCCGGCCGTGTAGACCTGGGGGCACTCGCTCGCGACGGTGACGGAAACAGCCACGCCAGCGGCCCTAAACGGCTCCAGGAACGACGAAGCGAATGCGGCGACCGCTCCCGCCATGCTCGACCATGCCGCAAGCCCACGGGCCTTCCGCTCGGGATTCGTGGGCATGGCCGCCGCGAGCAGCTCGCCCGAGTCCAGGTCGAAGAGCGCGACGCCGCACTCGCGAAGCCCGGGGTCGAGCGCCACGAGGAGCTGTCGCGGGGTGGAGGTTGTGGGCATCCGTTGCACCAACCAGGGAAAGGGTTCCCTCCCTAAATGAGTGCGGATTTCGGGCGTGGCTCAGGCGGCACGCTTCGTGGGTGGCTCCCAGACGAGCAGCCGCCCGGAGCTGTCGCGCACGGTGGCGACGTCCTTCGACATGATGCGGGACAGCGCGGGCTCGGCTTCGATGGCCGGTGCCAGGTCGGGAGTCGTCTCCTTCATCGCCTCGCGCATCAGGTACGCCTTGCGCTCGGCCGCGTCGTGCATCCGCTGGGCGTCATTGGCGAGCAGCTCGCTAATCAGCTCGTCATGCACCATGAGGACGAGTCGCGAGCCGTAGAGCGGCGAGCGACGGTCAACGTACATCTCGCGGCTGACGCGCCACATGGCGAGCTTGCACCCAACAGCGCCGAGGCCCTGGAATGGCGTGTTGAGAATCTGCGTGTAGCCGCACCCTCCGCGCAGGATGTTGGCCCCCGGAATCATCACATCGGCGAACCCGCGCCCGTAGGTGAGTGACTTCGCTCGGTGCTGTAGCTCGCGCTGCTCAGGCCACGCGTTGAGCCACTTCGTGTCCAGTTCCTTGGCCACTTCGACGCAGGCCCGGCAGACCATCTTCGGCTTGCGCTGCACGGTGACGACGACACGCTCGACGCCGCAGACGTCTGCGCGCTTCGCCAGCAGGCAGAAGGAAACCCGGTCCTTCGCGCGTGCGTTGTAGACGAGCGAGCCGCCCGTCATCCCGCCGCCCTTGCCGAAGTTGAGAATCTTCGCGAGCTGCCGGAAAGCCACTGCGAGGGGCTCTTTCGCCTTCACCTTCGGAAGCAGTTCGTCGTAGCTGGCCCCGAGGAACTCAGCGGCGGCAAGGGTGTGGACGTCGAGCCCGCTGTTCAGCGCTTCGGCCATCTTCGAGAAGCCGAGTTCCCAGATGGCCCGCTGAGCCATGGTGCGAAGCTCAAGCCCGCCGTAGTCGACCGAGCAGTAGACGAAGCCGGGACGCGCCTCGTGGACCTCCCGGATGCCGCCCTTCTGCGGGAGTTGCTGGTAGTCGCTCGAAACGCGTGTGGTGCTGACGAGCACGTTGAAGCGCGGATTGATGGGGAGCGAGGTGCCCGCTTCGACGACGTCCAGGTAGGTCGACTTGTACTTGTCGACGCGCCCGCTCTTGCCCAAGTCCTCAAGCAGCGCGTTGCCCGAACCGAGCAGCGTGTCACGGTCGGTCGCGACCTGGCCGTCGGGGAATCGGTCGCTGGGCGCGGTAATGGGCGGCTGTCCGTCATACGCGGCAGTCACGAGCGCAGCGAGGCGCTTCGAGTCTTTGGTGCCATCATGACGGTAGATGCCTGCCGCCTGGAACTTGGCCCGGTTCTCGCCCCACTCCCGTTCCACCCGCTCCCGCAGCACGGCGACCGAGTCACCGTTCGTTCGGAGCCCCCAGATGGAAGCGAGGTGGAGCGCGAAGGCGGCGCGCATCTGCTCGGCTTCGGCATGCAGGTTGCCGCCGTTCGGCGTCTCCCGGGCTACGGCTTCCTGCCGGAAGAAGACGTCGAGTGTGTAGCGGGCATCTCGCTTCGGGTACGCAGCGGCTTCCGTCGGCCAGTGCTCGACAGGCACGCCGTCGAGTTCCGCGTAGCGCAGGCGCCATGCCTTCGGGTTCTTCTTATCCTCGCTGATGTCGAGCCCGAGATGGCGCTGCACGAGAAGCGCGAGCGGGTAGCGGGCGCCTTCGTCATCGTCGAGCTTCCGGCCCGTCGATGGGTCCACGCCGTAGAGCCCCCGCGCGATGTCGATAAGGGCTTCGCGGACTTGGACGCAATGCAAGCGGCCGGCTTCGAGTGCCGCGAAGATGAGTGCAACAAGGCTCGGGTCATCCGCCGCCATGACGCCCAGGTCGTAGGCGAGGTTTGCGCCAACGAGGTGCGTGTCGGGCGCGGCGATGGCCTCGCGGAAGAACTGCCGGGCTTGGGCCTTGTCCAGCAGTCGTTCGCTGCCTGGAGCTGCCGCCGCGATGCTGCCGCACACGAGAGGGGGCGCGAGCAAGCCGGGCTGAATCAGCCACGTTTCCGTGTCGAAGGACCAGACATTCACGAAGGGTGCCTTTGAGAATGGGAAAGCGGCCCGTGTCGTGGGCCAGCCGCCGACGGAAGCGTGCCGTCAGTCGCCGTCCGGAATCAGGCGAGGGCGTCGGAGAGCGCGGGCAGCTTGCTCGCCTTGCGCGCGTGCTCAGCCTGGGCGAGCTGCTCGTCGTTCAGCTCGACGTGCGACCAGCGATAGCCGCTGATGACCTTCCCGGCGTGGCCCTCCTTCGCGGGGAGCTGCTTCGGGAAGACCTCGCAGCGAATCAGGAGGTGCGTACCTGCCTGCCGCTCGTCGAAGAACTTCTTCAGGGCGGCCGGATTGGCGAACTCGTACTCGTCGGCACCCACGAGCGTCATCAGGAAGGACTTGAAGCGTCCGCCGCCGCCCTTCTTCTGGTCGCTCAGGTTCTCGACGTAGTCGACCGTCTCGCCCGGTCGGCTCGGCGTCTCGCCACCCGCGAGGGGCTCGGACTCGCGAACCTTCAGCTCGGCGATGGCCGAGTCGCCCTTGAAGCCCTCCTTCGTACGGATGACCTCGACTTCGAGCAGGTAGCGGCCGAAGCGCGGATAGCGTCCGCCAGCCGCAGCCTGCGCGGTGGCAATCTTCGTCAGTGCGTTGTTCATGTTACGTGGGCCCTTCGGCTTGGGTTGCGTCAGCGGCGAAGTGCGCTGACCCCACGTAAATGCGTGCGGATTCCGGCAGTGGCTCAGTGCTTGTGAATTACCAGCTCTGAGACGCATGGTGTACCGCATGAGTCAGAGGGCGCCAGTGTGCGTCCTGACACCCAATGCTCATTTCGCAAACGGCGTACCTAGACTATGTTTGCTGCGAATCTTTACTGGTTGTCAGGTGAATGCCAGACGGGCCGAGTTCACGCATGATAATTTTCGTTAGCGGCGAGTCCGGATCGCTGTGGATAATTTTCTGAAATACATCCATGAACCGGGATTTCACATCGTAGAGTGGGTGATCTGTGTTGAAATGAATGAGTGTTGTTTTGAAGATATGGAAGAGAGATTGCCTTTCTTGTTCGGAGCATTTTTGAATGTATTCTTGGATTCTGCTGGTGGAACTCTCGCTCAAAGCCTGGAAATGGCCATGGTGGGATTCCCTATTGGCAAAGAGCATTTCCAATGCGGTGCCAAACGGAGGTATCGGAAATGCCTCGGCGCGGGCGTTGTTGACTGCTTCGAGGAGGAGCGGGTGTAGGTCGCCGATGTGAAATCTTAGTTCGTATTGGTTCTTTCGCGCAATCAGAAGAAGTTCGTCCTGGTTCTGCTTTATCCAGGATTCGGCGAGAGTTGGTGTCATTTCGCCGAGCCCGCTGTCGTCCGTGAGATGCAGGAATGAGCTTGCGGTGGATATGTCCAGTACGTCCATGTTTGAGTTAGCGTTGTTGAGGATGCGGCGAAGAGCATCAAGAGGGAGGGCGGTGCTCCAATGAATCAGGCGATATGCCTCGCTCAGTTGCTCGTCGAGGTTGCGGCGTCGTTGTCGGTTGTGTGCAATTTTTGTGTAGTTTGAGAGGGCCTGTCGATTCAGATGTCCAGTTCTGATGTAAGGCAAGAGTACCTGTAGTTCGAACTCATCTGGACGCCCAAAGTTGTAGCTCCGAAGGAGTCCTCGGGCCTGTTGGTCCTCCTTTGAGAGTTTCTCTGGATCTGCGGCGGTTAGCTCTATGGGGGTAAGAGCCTGATCGATTGTTATTGGGTTGTTGATTGTGCCCTGATCTATTCCTACAAACAGGACGATGCTGGGGATTGTGAGTTCCCATATGTCGTTTGAAAGGATCCCTGTGCTGGCAATGGCGTCGTATGTGCGCCTGATCTTCTGTATTGTTCGAATATTTGTTAGGTTCAGCTTTTCTATGCAGTCGGCGAAGATTGCGTGTTGCGTCGGAGGGAGTGTCCCGAGACCAATTGCTATGGATTCCCTTGTGTCGGTCAGGAGCGCAACTTCGATACCAATGGCCTTCTCTCGAAGCTCAGACCAATGAGGAAGAATTGATAGCTTTGCCTTATTGGCAATCAGCACGATCCGAGTGTCGGGAAGTGACGTCAGGGAGAGGATGAATCCAATCAACTCCTTGGAGGTTATTGTGTCGGGAATGCGCTCGATGTCGTCAAATGCAATAATTGGTTTTGAAGGGAGCTTGGAGTGAAGAAGATGGATTAGTGGTTGGATTTCGGAGAGAGTGGTCGTGATCTGGAAGTTTTCGGGTAGTCGCTCTCGTACAGCTTGAAAAGCCGCCGACGCAATGTTGGCGGCGACTTTCCCTGCAGTCGACTGTCCCATCAGAAGGGCGCCAAATGTTGCGGACTTAAGGGCTTCTATAGAGTTGTGATTCATGCATGATATGTAGAGCGGGGTGTTCCCTTCTTGTTCCAAGGTGGGGATGATTTCCTTCCAGAGGTGTGTTTTCCCTGTGCCCCAGCCTCCGTGAAGCGCAATCGTTTGAGTGTTGGGGAGTCTGAGCGCGCTCAGGAGTGCGGCTTTGGATAGTTGGTAGGTCATGGTGTTGTTTTGTCCATTGGGCGGGTGGCAGGGTGGTAGTATTGATCAAGACGAGATTACCTACAAGGCGGAGTGGCTGTGAAGCTACGGCAGGACGGGCGATTGAGTTGAGGTTCTCAACGAGCAGCTTTCGCCCCATCCGCAGGCACCCCGCGCCACGAAAGACTCAGCCGTAGGCGGCAAAGCACAACTTCTGCGGTGTGCCCTCCGTCTGTTCGATGAACCGGGAGAAGTCGCGGGCCTTCTGGATGGCTCCGACTAGCTCGTCGGTGTGCTGGTACAGCTCGACCTCGACTTCGTCGGCGAGCTGCCCCTGACGGTGGCACCGGCCGATGGCCTGTTCCCACGCAGCGCCGTCGGCCGGTGGATTCACGAACAGCATCCGCGAGAACATCGTCAGGTTCTTGCCCGTCCCGTGGGCACGAAGCGAAGCGACGATGGACCGCTTCCCACTCTCCCGGATGATGGTCGCTGACGCCTCCGGGCCGCCGCCGTAGAAGGGCACGCCCGCCGCCTTCGCGATGCGCTGGCCAACCTCCGGAAACTCAACCCAGACGATTCCCGGCTGCCCCTTGCGTAGCGCCCACTTCGCCGCGTCACGCACAATGAAGTCGGAGAGCCACACGGCTTCGGTGACGTGGACGACGCGCTTGTGAATCTCCGCCCACGAGGGCCAGGACATCGCGCGCCAGGTCGGAAGTTCCCCGTCGTAGGGCGGGGACTGGTGGGCGCGAATCGCGGCACGCACGAGCAGCCCGGGTGAGTCGAGATGCTCGGCGGGACGCTTGAGGCGCTCGCGCAGCTCCCGGTTGAACTCCTGCCGACGCGCGAACCACCGAACGATCAGCTCGGGGTCCTGCGGAACACCCTGGACGTCTGGGTAGCGCCAGCGGTGGAAGAAGCCGCTCGCGAGCTGTCGGGCGCACACCACGCGTTGCAGCTCGTCGACGAACTCTTCGCCGTCGGGGCGTTGCCCGCCGAGCGCCGTCTGAATGTGGGCGAGCAGCTCGTCGGGGACCTTGCCCGGGTCGCGCGTGCGAATGACGAGCGGCATGCCGACGGCGCTTTCGTCCGTGCCCACGACACCCGGCGTTGCGTTGCGCCACCGACGATAGGCGTCACGCACTCGTCGGCGCTCGCGGTCGGCTTCGTTCTCCCCTTCAAGCGGGGCGAGTGAGTGCGCCGGGTCAACGAGCTGAAGAAGTGCTCCCGGAGGGGCGACGGTAGTTCCGGGGTCCAGCGCCGACGCCCACTCTTCGACGACGTGCTGCTTCAGCGGTAGCGGGCTGCCGTCACGCAGCGCGTACTCCGCGAGGTGGGCGTAGTCCTTGACCGTTCTCGTCGCCAGCGTGCCCGACTGGGCCACGAGACGCGTTTCGGGGTTCAGCTCCAGGTAACGGAGGAATCGGCCGGTGCGGGCGCTCTTCCGGTCCTTCAGCTTGTGCGCTTCGTCGCAGATGATGAGGTCGGGTCGGATGCGCGTCAGTAGGTCGGTGCCTTCCTGGGTCGAGAACTTCTCGTAGGTGATGACGTGAAGGACGGGCAGGCCAGGTCGGAACCACCTGCCGCCCGCGAGGTTGGGCAAGCGCCAGTGCCCGCCGTAGAAGTGCCAGTCGACGTCGATGAGCTGGGCGCGGAGGTTGGACGGTAGGAGCAGGACGGCGACCTTGCACCCGGGCACGACGAGCGGCAGCAGGAGGTCGACCAGCGTCTTCCCGTGCCCCACGCCGATGGGAAAGAGCCCGCCACCCGTGCGCGCGGCTTCCAATAGGGCGAGGCGCTGAATGGGGAGCAACGCGGACGGGCACCGCTTCCCGAGCGTCCCGCAAGTGCAACGCGCGTCGGCAGGGGCGCGCAGCGCGGCTTCCAGTGCGACGAAGTCGGCGGCGGCGTAAGTGCTCGCGAGGTCGCGGCGCGGAAGGCTGAGCACCCGTGCGAGGTCTGGCGACCAGCCCACGGGCTGCCCCTTCGCGATGGCGGCGCGATCACCTGTGAGTCTCGCGAGGGCTACGGATGCAGTGGTTACGGGGCGCTCAGCGGAATTCGCCGCACCCGGGTGTAGCCGGTGGAGGAGTCTCATACTGGGATGTGCTGCTGCTCGAATGAAAGCTTGGGCTGTCTGGGTGGGCGGATTGCCCACATGCCATGGTGCGCCGACTAGCCAAGTCGGAGCTGCTCGTTAAGATGTGGCTGGGTAGAGGGGAGCTGCACCGTGCGGCCCGATGGAGGCTATCCGCTTGGCAATCGATCCAGCGAAGTGGTGGCAGTTTCTGCGCGAGTCACTGAGCGCGCCCAAAGTTTGGGGCTTTGTCCTCTTGGTCTCGTGCCCGGCGTTGCTCCTGCCCCAACCGGCCGCCGAGTTGCTTGGCGTTGCCGGACTGCGAGAAGAGTTCCGACCATGGCTAGGTGTAGCAGCCTTTGTTGCCACTGCTGCGCTTCTCGTCAACATGGGGAGTGGAATCGTTGCGTGGTGGCAAAGGCGGCAGCGAAGCTATCGCCTCCGTATGGGATTGTTCGAGCTATCCCCGACGGAGAAGGTACTGCTGAGTGGCTACTTGCGTCAGCGCACGAACACTCGGTATTTTCATCTCAACAACGGGATCGCGGCTGGGCTTGTGGGGAAAAAGATCCTCTTCCTAGCCTCCGCTAATGGTGACTTGATTAATGGGTTCCCTTTCAATATTCAGCCATGGGCTTGGCGCGATTTGAACGAATGCCCCGAGGTTCTGATGGTTTCACCCGAAGATGCTCGGGCGCTTGAAGAGAATCCCATTGATGAAGACGGGATGCCGATCCCCGCCCACCGTCTGAGTCGAAGGATTTAGACTACCGAACTCCACGAACAACCACGTCGAACGCCGGTTCGAGCGCCTCGACGATGACCTGCATCAGCTCCGACTGGGCGACCCCGAGCGCGAAGTAGGCGCCGGGCGGGGGCAGCTCGGCGCGCGCCGCCATAGCCAGCGCCCCGCGCCACTTGCCGAATCCGAGCGCCGAGTCGGAGCCCGCGAAGCGCACGTCGTCGACGCCGCCCGCTTCGGCCACCTTGCGATGCATGGTGTCGACGTAGCTCATGAGCGACTCGGGCTTCGGCCCGTCGCTGATGGTCGGGATGCAGTCGACGAAGAGCACGCGCATTTCGCCCTTGGGCTGCTCGGGCTCGGCCGCCTTGCGAGGGCGACCGCGACGCTTCGGCGCGGGCTGCTCAGTGGCCTGGGCGACCTCTGGCGCGGTTTGCACGGGCGCAGGTGTGGGCGCGTCCGGGGGAAGAACGGCGGGCAGCTCCGGGGCGTCGCGCTCGCCTGCGGTGTCGATGGTGGGGGCCTTGTTGAGCAGCTTGTCACGCAGGGACATCGTCTTGTTCTCTCCTGTGAGACACTTCGCCATGAACGGACATCCGCCGTACTTGCCGCAGGCGGGGCCGTAGTTCGCGGGCACGTCGGCCGCTCGGGCGGCTTGCGCGTGCGCCTTCATCACTTCGACCTGGGGCTCGACCTTTGTCCGCCACTCGTGCGCGACGTGCTCGGCGGGCACCGTTGCGACGACGGACGCGGCAAGCCGCTGTCCCCGAGTCTGGTAGTAGAGGTGTTCAAGCTCCAGCGTGCGCAGCCCCGGGAATCGCTCAACCTGGCTGAGTGCCCACGCGCCATAGCCGACCATCTGCAAGCCGGGTTCGGTGTCGGCGTCGGCAAGCTGCTCGGCGATCGCGGCATTGCTGGCGATGTTGCTGGTGAACTTGTGGTCGGTGATGCGAAGGACGCCGTCAGAGGCGAGCCGTCGAGCGTCTACGAGGTCGATGAAGCCGGTGAACGGGATGCCGCCTGCTGTCAGTGGCGGCTCACCGTCCAGGGGCTGTTCGACGAGCAAGTCAGCGCCGGGTGTGGGCAGAAGGTGGACGCCTGCCCTGGCGAACGTGCCCAGCACGTCTTCGCCCGTCGAAAGGAAGTGCTCAAGCTGGGCGTGGCCTTCGGTGCCGACCTGCTGCGCTCCCGTCGTGGGCTCGGGGATGCGCATGACCTTCTGAAAGAACCATGCGCGCGGGCACAGCTTGTGGCGCTTGAGCTGCGAGACGCTGAGGCGCTGGATGACCCCGGCAATCACCGAGGTGCCATGCTTGGGGAGGTCGACGGAAGGCGTCACCTTCTCTAAATGCGTGTGGCTTTCGGGAGTGGCTCAAGCGCATGGCTCAGGCGGGCGTGCACAATCTCCGCGTAGTCTGGATCGCGCTCAATGCCGATGAACTCGAAGCCTTCGGCGAGCGCTGCGACACCTGTCGAGCCACTCCCCGCGAACAGGTCGAGGACCGTCCCTCCCGGGGGCGTGATGAGTCGGCAGAGCCAGCCCATCAGCGCGAGCGACTTCACCGTCGGATGGTGGTTGCGCCCGCCGCCTGAATTCGCGCCCGCGCGTGGCGAGTTCATCCCCGCGCTGCCTTCCTCGCGCCCGCACGCCTCGGCCCCTGTGCGGAATGGCAGGTGGGCACAGCCCGTGTCCCGTTCCGTCCTCGTGGGCTTGGCGACGTAAAAGAACCGGCTCGCTCCACCCTTCGTCGCCTGTGCGTCGAGCAGCTCGGCCGCCGCTTCGTCGAGCGTGACATTGGCTGGCCAGCGTCCGGACTCGTTGACTCGCTGCTGCGAGCGCTCCTTGCCGTAGACGGCGCTCGTCACCGTGTCATCTCTCCCGGGGTTGCGCGCCTTCGATTCGGCGAGGTCCGTCGGGTCCGCGTGGGGGATGCGGCAGGCTGCGACGTTGAGGGCTCCCGTGCGCCAGCGCTGGACGTTCGCCGCGACGGTGCCAGCCATGGGCTTGCGGCAGAGAATCCAATGCTCAGCGGCGGGCTTGAGCGCCGTTCCCCAGCCCTCCCATTCGCGAGCGGCGTCCGTAGCCGGAAGCGTCTCGACTTCCAGGTGAGAGGGAGTGCCCGAGCCGTAGACCTGGTTATCGGAGCGTCGCCCCCGGTTCGCGTACTTCCCCGGGCCGACGACGAGCCGCTGAGCGCCCGCCGCTGCGTCGAGCGCCTTGCTGACGTTGAGAGACTTCGGGAAGCCCGTGCCGAACAGGTGCATCACGACGTCGCGAATCTCGAAGCCCGCGTCTTCCAGTGCTGTTGCCGTCCAGTGCGACGTTCGCGGCAGGGCCCAGACGAGCGCGTGTCCCCCGGGCTTGAGTACCCGCAGGGCTTCGCGCATCACGTTGGAGAGCCATGCAATCCACGCGTCGCGCCCGCCCTTGTCGCTGTCCCACTCGCGACCCATGAAACCGATTCCGGCCGGCGGGTCGGTGATGATGGCGTCGACGCTGTCAGGGGCGAGAATGTCACCCACCCGCGCGGCATCTCCGACGAAGAGCGCCGCGCGGTCGGCGAGTAGCTTGTTGTGCATGCTCCGTAAATGCGTGCGGGTTCTGCTGGTGACTCACTCTCGCGCAGCCGGACCCCTCGTTACGGCATGGAACGCCGCGCGTTGCTCGCCCCGCTTCTCCATGGGCGCGTTCTTCAGCTCGTCTGGGACGTAGTAGACGAGCGGGCGCTTCCCGTCCCCCATCCGCCGCTGGCCACGGGTGAAGCCCAGCGACTTCAAGGCCGCGCCGATTTCCCGTGAAATTCGGTGGTCAACCTGCGCTTGGTGGAGTGCGAAGGCTTCGATGCCGACATGGAGAAGCGTCACGTCCGAGGGGCGCCTTTCGGGCGGCATCTCCAGAATCCACCGCAGGATGACTTCCTTCCGGCTGTCCCCCACGTTCTCCATGCGCAGCGCGGCCTGCTGCTCGGCCCCTGCCGCCTCCTCGTTGCTCAGCCACCAGTCCTCGCCCTGGTGGAAGCGCACGATGGCTTCGGCCCAGATTTGGTCGCGGTCGCGCTTGAGGGCGTCGGTGTCGATGCGGCTGCACTTCACCGGCCAGAAGCGCCGTTGGCCCGTGGGGTCGCGCAGGTAGTCGTCATCGTTGGTTGTGCCGACGAAGACGCAGCGTCGCGGGGCCTGCACGTTGGAGCGTCCGTAGGGCGGCCGGTAGGTGTCCTCCGTCCTGGTGATGAACGCCTTGAGCGCCTGGTCCTCGCTCTTGCGGAACGTGCTCAGCTCCGCCAGCTCGATGAACCAGAACTGAGAGGCCAGCATCGCGCTGTCCCTACTGGTGACGTCGATGGGCGCATCGCTGAAGTACCGGCCTCCCAGGATGCTAAACGCCGTCGACTTTCGCAGGCCCTGGGGCCCCTCCAGAATCATCACCGTGTCGACCTTGCACCCGGGACGCAGGGCACGCGCGACAGCGGAAATGGCGAACTTCGCGCCGACGGCCCGGAGGTATCGAGCATCCCCCTGCGCGCTGAAGTACGTCGCAAGCATCCCGTCGAGCCGTGGCGTTCCATCCCAGACGAGTCCCGCGAGGTAGTCGGCGACCGGGTCATAGCTGTTGCGCTTCGCGACGGCGAGGAGCTGCTGCGCGACGACGTGCGCTTTCGGCATCAGCCCGAGCTGCCCGTACTTGCTGAGCTGAATCCAGTTGGCCACGTTGACGTCGAGCGTTTCCAAATCGGCGTTGGAGCCGAGGGGGCCGCCCTCCACCTCCAGCTTCTTCGTGACTTCGTTGAAGCGAAAGACGCCGCGCCACTCGGGCGACTTAAGGAGCACGGTGAAGACGTTCGCTTCACAGTTTCGAATCTGCCGTCGGGTGTCCTTCGTGATGTCGAGGAAAAGTTCCCTCATCCACGCGTCGGGGTCGGGAGCGTCCTCCTCGAGTCCCGGGCCGTCGCTCGACGCGGAATCAGGAGCGCGACTGCCCAGGGCTTCCCAAATGGCCGTGTTGTCTGCGAGCCGTGCGGCATCCCGTGCCTTCCGACGCTCGCGGTGGCGCCGCAGCTTGAGGACGGCCTGCTCGCACAGGTGCTCGGTGCCTTCTCGCCAGTCCGTTGCCGCGAAGGACGCGCGGAACAGCTCGATGACGACGGCCTCGGGCGTGGACAGGGGCAGGACGAAGGCGGCGCACGACATGAGCGTGTTCAGCGTCGTGTCCTGCTCGCCGACGGGGGCCAGGGGCTCACCGGCAAGGGTGCGGCGGACAATGGTGAGGTGCTCGGGCTTGCGGATGCGACGCAGGAGGGCCCGCAGCTCGTACAGGTCGGCGGGTTCCTCGGGCTTCGGGGAAGGCACCGGGGCCGCCACCGTGGGGAGTCCCGCCCGGGACATGGCGAGCAGCGCGTCGACGTCGAGGGGCACTCCGTCTCCACTGGCCGCGTAGGGCACCGCGCCCATGGGCGCGTCGGGCAGGAAGTAGATGCGAGCCAGGTCCTTCGTTGCCGGGTCGGCGGGGAGTCCGAGCATGCGGATTGCTGACTCGCGCACGGACGGCCACTCGCGCGGGAGCACGGGCCGGGACAACGGCATCACCAGCCGCAGGCAGTAGTCGTCGGGTTGGCGGTTGCTGTGCGTCGAGTGGACGGCGAAGGCGAGTCGATGGCGCTCGACGCCGTCGAGGAACGAGAGCTGTTGCGCGTTGAGGTGGTCCAGGTCGAATACACCCACTGTGACGGCGCGCACGTTCTCCGAGCGACGCCGCTCGACGATGTCGACAGGGCTCCAGGCGGGGCCATTCTTCGCGGGGCAGCCACGGACGCACGGCGACGTGGGGCACTGACTCCGACGGTGAGTGACGAGTTTCGCCGACAGTTCGGGCCACGACAGCTCAGCGGCTTGGGGGATGTTGTCTTGGGCGGACGCGTAGAAGGCAACCTTCAGCCGAAGTGCGCGCAGGCGCGTGGTGTCGGGCGTGTGGCTCATACCTGGGTAAATGGGTGCGGATTCCGCGAATGGCTCAGCGAGGAGTGCGGATGAGGCAGGAGGCGTGTGGGGTACGTGCATGACGTCCTGTAAATGGGTGCGGATTTTCCGAATGGCCCACGGAATCGTCAGCCGGGCGGATTCGGCAGGTGGTCGCGTCGCCCCTGGTAAATGAGTGCGAATTTCGCGAATGGCTCGGCCGTCGCGGCAGGGCGTCCGGCGTCATGCGGCACCGGAGCGTGTGCCCCCAAATCCTTAGCCTTCTCTATTACCTATCCTCCTTTCTACTACTCCATCTTTTCTAAAGAGAAGAAGGAGAGAGGATAGGAAGAGAGCTTGTTTGATGACGGGGGCGATGACCTGAGCCACTCGCGGAAGCCGCACGCATTTACGTGGGGAACGACTGCGTGTCGATGGGGCGTCGACGCGCAGCCCAACCGCGAGAGCGTTGATACACCGTGTCTGAGACTGATTGTGAAATGGGTGGGTGCGGCATGCGGCATGCTGACGGGCGGGCGATGTCTCACGCGCCCATTTGTCACAGGGGCCGCGCAGGGTACGGGAGCACCCCGCAAGCCGCGCAGCAGTCCCATCTTGTTTCGCGCATCATGCGCGCCCGGCAGAGCACCGATGCCGCGCTTGAGCGGCGCCTCTCGGCTGAGTTGCTCGCGTCCGTTCGTCCAGTCATCCGCTGCGTCGTCGCGAGGAGCCTGCCGTTTGCTGGCACGTTGTCCCCCGAGGACTTGGCTCAGGTCGCCACGATTGCCGTCCTTCGCACCATCGCGAGTTACGACGCGACGAGGGGAAACCAGTCTTTCGGAGAAGTCGCCTACTTCCGAGCAAAGGCGGCTTGTGCGCAGTTCGTGCGACTCCACGCGAGCGACGTCCATGTGAGCGACGGAGAGCACAAGGGGCGCACTGTGCGTTCAAGCACTGTCACCCGAGGCAACACCATTCTCATCCACAGCATGGACATTCCGTCTCATTTCTCGGACGGCTACCGGGATGACGATGACGTGGTCGACGAGTTGGAAGCCGCACTCCGCGAGCTGTCGGGCCGGGACGCCGACGCTGAGAGTCCCGAGCTGGCCCTGATTGCTGCCGAGCGGCGAGCGCTGGTGTTCGAGGCCGTGCGGCGGCTGGCCCCTGAGCAGCGCGAACTTGTCTCACGCGTCTACGGCCTCAACCGCCCGGCGCAGTCGGTGCGCTCTATTGCGGAGGCGTGGAAAGCACCAAAGAGCCGCATCGACCGGATGCTCGCGCGGGTATTAGAAGAACTGCGCGCGATGCTCGTTCCTGGCAAATTGTAAAGCTTGCTTTCTGGTGAGTCGCAGGGCGGTGAGCAGTGTGTCGATGTTTATTTTGGAAGCATCTTGCGGACTTTTGCTTTGTCTGGCTCGGAGAGGAGATCGTTTTTTGCCCAAAACTTCGGGAGCTGTGAGTTGGCAGCATAGCCGCTGTTCTCTTCGTGATGGAGATGGAAACTCGGGCTGGCTGTTGTGAGGAATTCTCCAAGTTTGTTGATATTTGATTGGATGTCTCTGTTTTGCTGGGTCGTCTGGGTGGGGGTGATTTCTTGTTCGTCTGTGTTTCTTGAAATTTCTGGTGAGGGAGGGGAGATTTTGATGTAGCCACGAAGCTGTGCGTCGCTAACTTCTGCTTTGTTTTCAGGCGAGGTGAGGTAGACCCTTTCGATTGTCTTGGCCATGAATGCGATGCGAACGACCAATGGGACCTTGGCGAGGGCTTTGCGGACGTCTGCGAGCAGTCGATCAAACTCTTGTTTTTCGTCCTCAAGAGATTTGGCGGGAGATGGCTTTGTGACGGGGGACGGAGCGGGCTTCTTGGCCTTGACCTTGGCCTTGAGTTGTTTAGGCAGCAGTTCGTTTAGGAAGTGGTCGCGCTGCCCTTCGAAATGACGGTGCCCTGCGGGTGTGAACCACGGCTTTTTGTTTTTCTGGGTGCCGGTCAGTCGATCATAGAGAGATGATAGGTTGTCTTTGCTGTTGATTGCGAGGCACTGGGTGCCTTTAAGGACTCCGGCGGTAGTTCCGAAGTCAAGGGGTGGAATGACTATGGGGACTACTGTTCCGTTCGCCCAGGCTGCGCCAAGCTCAGCCATTGCAAATGGACGTTCCTGGTAGTTCGGGGTGACGAGTGCCACAACGAAGCGTGCGGAGAGGAGAGCTTTGCGAATTTCTTCGCTGAAGTTTGAGCCAGCGGGTATGGGGCTTGATATGGCTGACGTGTTGAAGATGGTCTCTCGTGGAATGCCGATCCCGCTTATGAGTATTGTTTCGGTGAATATGTTGACAAGGGTTTTGTCTGCGGCCGCGTGGCTAATGAAAAGAGGCGGATTTCTTGGGGACGCAATTGAAGATTTGGGCATCGGTTGTAGTGTGACGTCGGGTATGCGGAAGGGTAGGAGCCTACCTAGCCGGGTCTATCGCTTTCTAGTTTAACTAGATGTGTGCCTGGGTGGGATGGTGGCGAGTTTTAATGTGGGTGGAATTCTCAGTCCCCCCGGCTCGGATTTTCTGTCTGCGGTGGAATCCTGGCTTGCTCGGCGGCCCCACACTTTCGAAAAATTCTGAGAAAAACCGTGGGGTCGATGCGTTTTGTTGAGCGCTCCCCCGAAAAACTTCGCGAAACCGCACGCATTTACCGGGTGTGGCAAGACCGACCAAACTCACTCCTGAGCTTCAACAGCAGATTTGCGAGCACTTGCGCTCGGGCCTCTTCCGTCGAGCGGCTGCGGGCCTCGTGGGCGTCGACGAGCAGACCGTCTCCCGCTGGTTCCACCGGGGCGCGAGCGAGGCGCGCGGGCTCTACCGCGAGTTCTTCGTCGCGGTGAACCGGGCCGAAGCGGAGTTCATGCAGGGGGCAACGGAGACGCTCCAGGCCGCGTCGACGACGAACCCCAAGCATGTCCAGTGGCTCTTGAGCCGCCGCTTCCCAGAGCTGTACGGGCGACGCGACAACGTCGAGGCGAAGAGCCCCGAGGACCAGGCCGCCGACACTGCCGCCCTGCGCGAGCTGCTGATTGACCGGCTGGGGAAGTTCCTCCCGGACGAGCCGTTCGCGTCCGCCCCTGCCGACGCCGCGCCGTCCGAGCAGCCCGAGGACAAGGGGGCGGGCGATGCGTAGCCTTCTGGCGAAGGGCGCCTGGGGGAAGTTCGCCGAGGGGCTCGCCCCGCACGAGTCGCCCGCGTCGCGGATGGTCCTGACGGCCGGTTCCCGCGCTCAGCTCGCGAAGCTCTTCGGCGGGCTCGACGACAAGGAAGTCGAGCTGCTCGTCTATGACTTGGACTTCTGGGCGCGTCGCGAGCAGGCGCCCCCGGACAGATTCTCGACGTGCTTCGTCATGGCCGGGCGCGGCTTCGGGAAGACGTGGTGCGGCGCGCGCTGGGTCATCAAGAAGGCGTGGCAGGCGAAGAGCGTCGGGGCCCTCATCGGCCCGACGGCTGCGGACGTGCGCGACACCATGATTCGCGGCGCATCCGGCATCCTCGCCCTGTCGCCCCCCTGGTTTACCCCCAAGTACGAGCCCAGCAAGCGCCGGGTGACGTGGCCCAACGGCGTCTATGCCATCTGCTACTCGGCGGATAAGCCCGACCGGCTGCGCGGGCCGAATGCCGGGTGGGGGTGGGGTGATGAACCGGCGTCCTGGAAACACGACATGGCGGCGGTGGACCAGCTTCCGCTGGTGCTGCGCATCGGCTCGCGCGAGGACCCGCCGCAGCTCCTCCTCACCGGGACGCCGCGCCCCCTGAAGAAGATTGAAGAGCTGCTCTTCGCGAACGCGGAGACGCAGGAGCTCAAGCCGGGCGTGGTGCTTCGCACTGGCTCGTCGCTGAGCAACTCGGCGAACCTGGCGCCGTCGGCCGTGGCCAACATGCGGGCGCTGGCGAACACCCGCTGGGGACAGCAAGAGGTTCTCGGCCGCCTGCTCTTCGACGTGCCTGGGGCCATCTTCGGCTCGGCGAAGTGGGGGCGCGTGGAGGCCGACCCGCACGAGTACGCGCAGCAGCTCGACAGGCGCATCGTCAGCGTGGACCCGAGCCCGACGAGCGAAACCGGCTCGGACGAAACGGGCATCATCGTTCAGGGGTGCAAGTCGAGCGTGCTCTTCGGGGCCGACGGGGTGCCGCTCAAGCGCGTTTCGGTGTTGGCCGACCTGTCGCGCCGGGCCAGTCCCCGCGAGTGGGCGACGACGGCCATTCGGGCCTATCTCGAATGGGGGTGTGACGCGCTCGTCGTCGAGGTGAACACGGGCGGGGAGATGGTGGAAACGCTCATCAGCACCGTCGCGGGCGAGATGGGCGTCAGCGTCAACGTGAAGCCCGTGCGGGCGACGAGCGCGAAGAGCAAGCGCGCCGAGCCGGTGTCCGCCCTGGCCGAAGCGGGCCGCGTCGAGTTCGTCGGGACGTTCCCGAAGCTCGAAGCGCAGCTCAGCAAGTTCACCGGCATCAACGGGCGCCGCGACGACAGGGCCGACGCCTTCTGTTGGGGCGTTCACGACCTTGTCTTCGTCGAACAGTTCTTCGCGGTGTGAGGTTTTCCATGGGGATGCTGGACAGGATGCGTGCCGCGTTTCGCGGGGGCAGCAAGCGCAAGGGGACGGGGCTGGAGCTGAGCCGCTGGGCTTCGGCCCCGCCGCGTCGCGAGGTGCCTGCGCTGCTCGCGGCCTACGCCGAGATGCCGTGGCTCGGCACAATCGTCGACACGGTGGGCGATGCCTTCGCGGATGTGACGTGGCGGGCCTTCACGCGGCAGGACCCCACGACGCGGAAGACACTCGTCGACGTGTCGCTGCGGCGGGCCTGTGGCGACGTGCGCCGGGAGCGGTTGAAGTCGCTCGTCGAGACGGGGGACGCGGTGGAGCTGCCCGACCATCCGCTGTTGCGGCTGCTGGCGGACCCGAACGACTACATGACGGGCCGCGACTTCGCGAAGCTCTTCTGTCTGCACTACGACCTGACTGGCGAGTTCTTCGCCGTCGTGGAAGAGCTGGCGGGCGTGCCCGTGGGCCTGTGGCCGGTGCCGCCTGATTGCGTCCTCGCGCTTCCGGACCTGAGCAAGCCGAAGTCGGAGCGCACCTACACGGTGGCCGCTGGCGGACGGACGTTCCTCCTGCCCGCGTCGAGCGTCATCTACGTGAAGCGCCTGAATCCGGCTGACCCGCTCGGCCGTGGCATCGGCATCGCCTACGCCCTGGGCGACGAAGTCGACACGGACGAGCACGCGGCGCGCTTCACGAAGAACGCCTTCTTCAACAACATGCTCCCGGGGGCCGTCATCGCGATTGAGGGCTTCAACGAGTCGCAGGCCGGGCCCGCGAGGGCCTTCAAAGAGTCGCTCGCGCGGGAGTACGGGGGCCCCGCCAACGCAGGCCGGGTGATGATTACGAGCGGCCGGACGACGTTTGCCCGACTCGACACGCCCTTCCGCGACATGCAGCTCGTCGACCTGCGCCGCTTCCTCATGGACTTCGTGCGGATGGTGTACCGGGTGCCCCCGGAGATTGTGGGCGACGTGACGAGCAGCAACAAGGCGACGAGCTACGCGGCGCGCGAGCACCTTGCCGAGCAGGCGACGAAGCCACGCGCCGAAGTCTTCCTGGCGTCGATGCAGAAGCACCTGGCGCCCCGCTTCGAAGACGACGTGCTTCTCTCCTACGACTCGCCTGTGCCGGCCGACCGGGAGCACCGGCTGCGGATTATGGGCTTGCTCCCGAGCGCCTTCACCTTCGACGAGTGGCGAGCCGAAGCGGGATTCAAGCCGCACGCGGAGCGCCAGGGCTTCGCCGAGCTGCTTCCCGGCCAGAAGCCCAACGAGCCGGGCCAGACGCCGACGCCCGTCGAGGGCAGCTCGGCGGAAGCGAATGCCGAGGCGAAGAAGGACGGTTGAGCCACTCGCGGAAGTCGCACGCATTTACCGGGTGCATGCCTGGAACCATTACACGCTCCCTGCGGCTGAGCGCCGTCCGAAAGGACGCGGCGACGTTGAGCGCCGTCGAGTCCGTTGGTGGACGGCGCGTCTTCAAGTTCAAAGCGAGTGACGGCGACTTCGACCGCTACTCGGACCGGCTGAACGTCAAAGGCTGGCGGGTGGACGGCTACAACGCGAATGGCGTCGTCCTCTACAACCACGACGACGGGGCGAGCGCCGCGATGACGGGCGCCGAGCCGCAGTTGCCCATTGGGAAGGGGCGTGTCTACGTCGAGGGCGACGCCCTGATGGTGGACATCGAATTCGACGACGAAGACGAGTTCGCGAAGAAGGTCGAACGCAAGGTTTCAAAGGGCATCCTGAATGCCGTCTCCGTCCGTTACCTCATGCTCCCTGGCCAGTACCGGCAGAACGAGCGCGGCGGTTACGACTGCGACGCTCAGGAACTGCTCGAAGTCTCCATCGTGACGATTCCGGGGAACGCGCGGGCCGTGCGCTCGAAGTCCCTGGACGAAGCGCCCGACGACCTCGTTGAACGCATTGCAACGCGCGTTGTCGAACTGCTCGACGCACGGGCCGAAGCGAAGTCGACGGACGAAGACGTCGAGGACGAGCAGAAGAGCGAGCCCGACGAAGAAGACGTCGAGGACGAATCGAAGTCGACGGAAGAGGAAGACGTCGAGGACGAGCAGAAGAGCGAGCCCGACGAGGACGAAGACGAGACGAAGGGTTTCAACGCCGCCGACGCCGCGAAGAGCTTCGTCGAGGCATTCAAGGGCTACATCCGAGGAGTGAAGGAATGACTCGCGAGCAAATCGCACAGATGGTGAAGGCGCTCGGCCCCGAGGTCGCGCGAGAGCTGATGGACGCCGCCGCTCGAAGTGCCCCGGGCCTGGCTGAGCCGGGCAACGCGCCGCGCGGGACGGGCGTCTACGCGAGCGCGGAGAACTTCGGCGGCTTCGCGAAGAGCGTCATCGCGGCCGGACGCCGCACGGGAGCCGCCGAGTTGGTCGACGCCGCGAAGCGCTTCGGCAACGCGGACGTCCAGAAGGCCGTTCAGCTCAGCAAGTTCGACTCGGCGGGTGTCCTGGTTCCCGTCCAGCAGAGCGGCGAAGTGATTGAGTTCCTCCGGCCCGACGCGGCGATGCTCAAGCTGGGCGTGCGCACCCAGACGTTCAAGGGCGAGCTGCACATGGGCAAGCAAACCGGGACGTCCGTCTTCAAGTGGGTAGGGGAGGGCGAGACGGTGCCGAAGAGCGCGCCGAAGTACGGGAAGATTGTCCTCAAGGCGCACAAGGGCATGGTGCTGACGGACATCAGCAACGACTTGCTGCGCACGCCGGGCGTGGGTGACGCGGGCGTCGGCGAGGACATCCGGGCGACGGTGGCCGATGGCCTGGACGAAGCGGGCTTCAACGGGGACGGGACGGGGGCAGCACCGAAGGGCCTCTTCGCTCAGCTCGACGCCGCGCACACCTTCGCTTCGACGGGGACGACGCCAGCGGCCTACCTGGCCGACATCGACAAGGCCGTCGAGCTGCCGCTGACGGCGCATGTCCGCATGGGCAGCGCGGCGTGGGTGCTTCACCCGACGCGGGCGACGGCGCTGCTTCAGCTCCAGAACTCCGGCGTGTGGGTGTTCCGTCAGGAGATGCTCGACCGGGGGACGATTCGCGGCTTCCCCTTCGTGATGACGACGCGCGTCCCCGTGTCCCGCATCACCTTCTCGGCGGACTGGCGCCAGTTCATCTACGGCATCGACGAGGACCTGATTCTGTCCGAGCACGACACGCGGGCCGAGTACGACGAGACGACGGTTCGCGCCATCGTGAAGGGCGACTTCAAGGTTCGCCAGCCGAAGGCGTTCAGCTCCATCACCTACACCTGAGAGGCCCCACCATGAACGCCAATTCCACCGACGCGGGTGTGCTCGTCGGCATTCGCCCTGGGACTGTGCCCGCTGCTGTGAGCGAGGGGACGCGGAACAGCGCGGCCGTCGACCGCTCCGGGTTCGACTCCTGCGTGCTGACGGCTTCCACGGGGGCCGCTATGGGCGCCCCGACGGCGCTGTCGCTGGCCGCGAAGCTCCAGGACAGCGCCGATGGCCAGAACGGTTGGACGGACCTGCCCGATGCCGCCATCGCGCCGCTGACCACGGCTAACGCGGTGGCCCGGGTCAACGTCCGGCTCCCCACGGCGCAGCGCTACCTTCGAGTCGTCGAGACGGTGGCCCTCACGGGGGGCAGCGGCCCGACCATCGGCGCGAGCAGCACGATCGTTCTGTGCGGCCCCGACGAGATCCCGGCCACCTAATGAATTTCAGTCTGCCGAGGCATGATTATTCCGACAGCATGTCTTCAAGGGCTACCCAGTCCGCAAAGAAGTCTTGAATGCCAGCATCCCAGCATTCCGGTGAATAGCAGTATGCGTGGAGTACATTGCAGAACCCCACCGGGCTGTTAGGGATATCAACGCACCCCAAGTCCTCTTTGATCCAGATACTTGGACACCAGACCTTTGCCCATTCTTCGAGCTGAGCAACAAGTTTATCGCGCCCCTTCTCGGGGAGCATGATTCGGAAGGAGTCTTCGTACATGGGACCTCTAGATGAACTCCACATGATGTCGGATCAGTCAATTGTCTTCAACCTTCGGTGCTGAAGCCTGCTTAGAGCAGTCCCCAGATGCGTGGGTGGGAGCTGACCTTGCTACCTGAATCCCAATAGCAGCACGAAACGGGCCGGGGCTCCCTCTTTAACCTCGGGGGTTCCGATTCGTCGTTCCTACGCCCTCCTGAGCCCTTTCCATGGCCCGCCCGACTGACCTCTGCCTTGCCGCCACCGTGGCCGCCGACCTGGGCGTGCCCTCCGACTCGCGCGTCGAGCGCTGCGTCACTTCCGCCAGCAGTGCAATTGCGAGGCTGTGCGGCCGGGCCTTTGAGCGGGCGACGGTGACGGAGTACCCGGACAGCTACGGCCGCCCCTACGTCCTCCTGAGCCGCCCGCCGCTCGTCGAAGTCCTCAGCGTGGCGGAAGGGGGCGAACTGCTCGACGCCACCGCCTACACCCTTGCCGGGGACCTCGCGGCGGGGGGGCTTCTCTACCGCCTCGCTGGACTCTGGCCCGTGACGGCGCGTGTTGGCGGGCTCGTCACCCTGACCGTCGAGATGCGGCAGGGGCGTCCCGATGCGCTGGCGGTGACGTACACGGGCGGCTACGTGACGCCGGGGCAAGTGGCCCTCGACGCGTCCCAGGGCTCCGTTACCCTGCCCGCCGAAGTCGAAGAGGCCGCCATCCTCGAAGCCTGCGCGCTCTACCGGGGGCGGGGGCGTGACTCCGACGTGTCCAGCGAGAGTCTCGGGGATTGGTCCGTGAGCTATCGGGAGCGGAGTGCAGGCCAGCGGCTTGCGAGCCCCCGCGCCGAGCTGCTCGTCGCGCCTCACGTCCTGTGGAGGGCGAGTTGATGAGCGGGCCCGCTTCTCTCTTCCGCCAGCGAGTGAGCTACGCCGAAGTCATCGGCCGGGACGCCTGGGGGACTCCTCTGCTGGGGCCCATCCAGGATGCTCCCGCGCGTATCCAGCCGAGTCGAAAGCTGATTCGCGACGCCAACGGCGCTGAGTTCGTCGCGTCCTTCGTCGTCTACACCGAAGCACCTGTCACCCTGCGCCACCGGCTTTGGTTCAAGGGCGACGACATCACCGATTTCAACCAGGCCCGCCGCCCTGCCGCCGTTGACGAGCACGTCGACGGGGCGGGCGTCCTGCGCTACCGGAAGGTTTGGCTCTAATGGCCCGCGACACTGCTGCCGACCTCGCGACGATTCTCGCCGCTGGGGGCCTCGGGCTGAGCGCCGGGGCCAACCTGTTTCTCGGCCCGACGCTCGAAGACGACGATGCCACGGTGCCGGACGTTGCTTGCTTCGTCCTGCAAACCGGAGGCGACCCGCCGCAGAGCTACCTCGGCGGGGGCCGCAAGACGTACCGAACCGTTACCAGTCAGGTTCGCGTTCGTTCCGCCCGAGAGAGCTTCCGGGAGGGACAGGCGCTCGCGCTGGCGGCCCTCGACGTGCTGCATCTCGCCAGTGCCGCGCCCTACGTGCTGATTGAGGTGGACGAAGGCAGCCCCAACTACATCGGCACCGACGGGAGCGACCGTCACTGGTGGACCTTCACCGTGAATGCCTCCTTCGTCGATTTGGGCGCTTGAGCCACTGGCGAAAGTCACACGCATTTACCGGGGGCAATGCCACTCAAAGTTGCTCTTGATTTCAGGTTGCTCGACAAGCTGCGGAAGGTAGAGCGGCCCGTTCTCGCCGACCTGGCCCCACTGACTCGCGAACACGCGTCGACGGTGCTCCAGGCGAGCCGCGCCCTGGTGCCGGTGGGAGAGCGCGACACGGACGGCAAGCCGCCGCTGAGCACGTCCGGTTTCGTCGATGGCCCGGAGCTGAATGACGCGAAGGCGAGTGTCAGCGCGACGGCTGGCTATGCCCACGACGCTGCGGGCGCCATCCACGAAGGGTTTCACTGGGGCGAGCAACGTTTCGCCACGCCGGTCCACTTCCTGCGCAGGCCCGCCCGACGGGGGCGCGCGAAGTTCCGCAAGGCGGTTGCCGCCCAGATTCTTTCAACTCTCTCGCGGCTCTTCCCGAGCCGGTAGGTACTCGCATGTCCACCCCTGTTGCTGCCCACCTTGACAGTGTGTCCGTGCGCTCGGACGCGACGGCCGCGCAGGCTGCGGACCGCGTCGACGGCCTGACGGACGCGTCGCTCAGCGAGACGGGCGACTTCGTCGAGACGAATTACCTCGGAGGCTCGGGCTACAAGTCCCGCGTCCAGACGCTGAAGGACACCAGCGCCGACCTGTCGGGACACTTCATGGAGGGCGACGCACCGCAGTCCGTGCTGCGGGAGGCGCGCGACGACGGGAGCACCGTCTACGTGACGTTCATCTTCGACCCCGGCGCTGCGGCGGGCTCCAAGGGCAAGCGCATCCCCATGGTGGTGAGCAGCTACGACGAGAAGCTCACGCCGGGCGGTGTCGTCGAGTTCACCTGCAAGCTCTTGGGCAATGGCGCCCCGGTGGCCGTCTGATGGCCGTCATCGCTGCGCATGTCGGCTCGCTGTCCGTCGCGGGCGAGCCCTCCGAGTTCCTCGAAGCCGAAGCCGTGCCCGCGTCCGACTTCACGGGGACCGAGTTCCGCATCGCGAACCCGGCGCTTCGGCGGCTCAGCCCGGGGGTGCCCGTCTTCGTCGAGGTTTCCCCCAGCGGGGATGCTGGCTCCTGGGAGCCTGCCGAAGCCTTCGTCGACCCGCTCTTCGGCGATGTCCACCTTGCGAGCGCTCCAGGCCCGTCGGCCCTTGTGCGCGTCTCGGCCCACGCGTTGCCCGTCCAGCAGCTCGCTCTCGTGCGCTCCATCTCCCTGACGGTGACGAACGACGTCGTCGAGCTGCAAGTCATGGGGGACGGCTACAAGCGCCGTTCGGTGTCGCTCCGGGACTTCTCGGGGGAGTTGACGGGGCTGGCCCTCACCGAGCGCGAGACTGAAGCGCTAACCGAAGGGACTCTGCTGCTCATCGAGGTGGGTAAGGCAGCCGGGGCCCAAGTCTTCCGCGCGTGGGTCAAGGTGCCCGAGCTGTCTCACAAGCTGACGCCCGGGTCCCTGTACGAGCACACCGTGAAGTTCCTCGGCTTCGCCTTCCAGTCACAGGACGGCGCCGCTTTCGCTTGGGGCTACGGCACGCCCTGAGCTGTCTCGTTTCAACTGAAAGAGGAGAGTCCATGTCGAACAAGCACAAGCTGCTTGCGAAGAATCGTCGCGTCCTGAAGTCGGTGGAGGTGGACGGCGTCAAGGTGAACATCATCAAGCCGACGATGGGGGACAGGCTACGGCTGATTGAACAGGCCCGCGAAGCCGGGGAGATGACGGAGAAGAACGAGCCGACGGGCGACCGGGCCGGGGCGCGGATGCTGGGGCGCATCGCCGTCTGCGTGCTGCACGACGCGGAGACGGGCCGCCCGATGTTCTCCGTCAACGACATCGACGAGCTGCTCGACGAGACGTGGCTCGAGGACCTGGCGGCGGACCTGACGGACGTCTTCAACGTCAGCGAAGAGAAGATGCGGGGAAAATAGACAGCGACCCCGAAGCGAGCCTGCTCTACGGGGTCGCCTCCCTCCTGAAGCTGCCGCCCGACGCAGTCCGTGAAATGCCCTACGAGGATGTCGTCGGGCTCGTCGCCTACGCGCGAAGAGAGGCTGACGAACTCGAAAGGCGCTCATCCAACCAGCAGGCCCCTGGCGTGTCGCAGCCGGGGCAGCAGTCCGTTCGACGTTTGCGCAAGAGGTGAAGAGTCATGGCGGGCGGCGGTCTCAAAGTCGGTGACGTGTATGTCGTCGTGACTGCCGCCGTCGGCGAGTTCTCCAAGTCCATGCGCCGCGTCGTCGCGGACGTCGCCCAGACGGCCGACAAGGTTGGGCAGCTCGGCTCGAAGATTGGAGAAATCGGCGCGATTATCGGCGCGGGCCTCTATGGGGCGTTGAGCGCGGCGGCTGTATTCGACTCGTCCGTCACAGACAGGATGGAGCGAATCAAGCTCGTCTTCACCAACCTGGGCGCAGAGATTGGCCATGCCGTCCTGCCCCACCTTGAGCGGCTGTCCGCTGGGTTGGAACGCGCGCTGGGGTGGTTCCAACGCCTTGAGCCCTCCGTCACCGAAGGGATTGGCAGCTTCCTGTTTTGGGGGACCGCAGCGGGGCTGGCGGGAGGTGCGCTCAGCGTGGCCGCTGGCACCGTCAAGCAGCTCGCGGAGAGCTTCAACGCCTTCGTGGTTCCGGCGCTGGGCAATGCAGGGAAGGCCGTCGTGCGCTTCTCCGCATTCGTCGGCAGGGAGACGCCCGTTGTTGAAGGCAACCTGAAGAGAGTCGCGAAGGGCGCTGATCAGGTCGACGCGCGCTTCACAGCCGCGTTCCGTAACGCCGCCGCTCGCGTCCTCTTGGTGGCGGCGCCGCTGGCCGCTGTCGCGCTCGCCGTTGCAGGCGTCGTCATGTTGGCGGGCACGCTTTACAAGGCGTGGAACGACGCCAGCACCAGCATGCGCGATGCCCTCGTTTCGGCTTGGCGGGGAGTCACCGAGGTTGCTGGGCGCGCGGTGGCCTTCTTCCGGGAGACGTTCGCAGGGCTTGGGGCCGTTGTCGGGGCGTGGGCGCGCGGGCAGCTCGAAACGTTCGCCTTCGTGGTGCGCAACCTGGCACGCATGGCTGCGCCGCTGGCCCGCGCGCTCAACCTCGACGGCGTCGCGTCCTCGCTCGAAGGGTTGAAGGACCTGAACGGCGACGCGCTGCTCGGCGGGCTGAAGGGCTTCGCCGACGGCGCCCTCGGCAAGCTGAAGGACGGCTTCGCTTCCGTTTGGGCGGACGTCTCCTATGGCGCGGGCTACGCCTTTGATGGCGTGAAGCTGCTTGGCGGTGACGCTGCGGCATTCCTCCGTGAGAAGTTCAGCGGCATCTTCGACGACGTGCTCGGCGGGCCGAAGGGCAAGCTGCGCAAGCCGACCTCCGGGCCGGAAATCGAAGCGGGCCGCGTCCAAGTCGGGAGTTTCAACGCGAAGGAGTTCCTCGCGAGCGTTGGCAACGTCGCGGCCGTCATCGAGCAGGTTGCCCGGAAGAAGGCGAGGGAGTTCGCGGATGCGCTGGCGCGGGCTGTTGACGAAGCGAAGCGCACGCTCACGAGCCGATTCACGCAGGCCCTGGGCGGACTCTACGAGCTGTTCGAGCGCTTCGAGCAGGGGATGACGGTTGGCGGTGTGTGGGGCGGCGTCATCGCCGTTGTCGCCGAACTGCTCGCGCAAAGCTCGACGTTCGCCACGCTTATTCAGATGACGGCGGGCTTCATCCAGTTCGTCGCCGATGCCCTCGGCCGCGTGCTGGCCCCGGTGCTCCCGCTCCTCGCGTCCGCCTTCAACATGGTGGCGCCGCTGCTCGACGCCCTCGTTCCGGTGCTCGAAACGTTGCTGGCGCCGCTCCAGGCGATTGCCCCGGTGCTGGAGGTGCTCGGCACGCTCTTCCAGGGCCTCGCTCCAGTCATCACCGTGTTGGGACAGATTCTCGTCGCGCTGACGCAGCCGCTGTCGCTGCTCGCTGGCCCCATCATGAAGGCGTTCTTCGCCGTCATGCGCGTCGTGGCGATGGGCATCCTCTACGTCGTGAAGGGCGTCGGCACGGTGTGGAACGGCATCATCGGCTTCATCGCTGGCGTCTTCCGCGCGCTCAGTAAGATTCCGCTTGTCGGTGGCGCCTTCGAGAAAATGGCGCGGGGACTCGACAGCATGAAAGTCCCGATGGACCAGGTCGACGGGGCGCTGAACACGCTGCGAAACACGACCTATGAGTCAGCCGCCGCGAACTCAGCCGCCGCTGTCGCGCAGTGGGAGAATGCCAACGCCACGAGGAAGGCGACCGAGGCGCTCACCAACGTTCCTTCCGGGATCAAGGTGGCCCTCGCGCGATTCAACGCGCAGGACCCCATCTCCGGGCAGTCGCAGGGAGTGCATGGCGCATCGCCCGTCACGTCGAGCCCGGCTGTCCCGGTGAGCGGCGGAAACGTCAGCGTGGGGCAGATTGTGATTCAGGCCGCGAATGACCCGGCCGAGACAGTGCGGCAGCTCTACGTCGAGATGAAGCGCGAGGCGGGCAGGCGTCGCGGCAATGGCGAGTGGCTGAATGGGAGGTATTGAGATGCCCTTCCTGAGCTTGAATGGCATCACCGTGCCCGTCGTCGAGGGACGGCGCAGGCAGGTGAGCATCGGCACCGACTCCCGCTCATTCAGCGGCGTCTACCGGCTTGGGCGCCGAGCGACGCGCCAGGAGTGGGAGTTCAAGACGGGGCCGCTGTCGTCCGTCGAGGCGCTGGCCTTCCGTGGGCTGATAGCCGGGGACGGCCATGCACTCGCGTTCGACGGCGACACCTTCACGAGCCGGGGACTTGCTCCGTCGACGGCGTCTGGGGACCTCTTTGAAGCCGCGCGCTTCGGTGGCGGCTTTGAGCTTCCCATTGGGGTGTCTTGCTCCTGGGCGATGCAGCTTGGGCCCCGCTGGACGACGCTGCACCACCTGTTCGACGCGGCAGAAGGCGTCTGGCGCCAGGTCCTCAACCGGAGCGACGGGGGCCGGTGGAGTCAGGGGGCGCCTGCGGTGACTGCGGGCGGGCTGGTTGTCTCGGGTGGCGCCCTCTCCCTGACGGGGACTTCCAACCTGCGGCGCTTCGACGACGTCGTCGGCCTACCGTTCATCGCCCCGGACGCGTGGATTCCGGAAGTGGCCGCGTGGCACTCGGCTCGCGCATGGAGTGCGTTGCCGTACCTGACGGCGGGCGGGGCCTTCTCCGTCGGTGAGACGAAGGTGCTTGGCGAAGTGCGGGACGGCGAGTTCGTCGAGTTCATCCACGAAGGGGCGCGCGTCATCGGCGAGCGGCTCGAATTCACCTTGCGAGAGGTTTAGGAATCCATGCGCAGCATGTCGTCTCAGGGGTTGGCGGCGCTCACGAGCCCTGCCGGGCACGCTTCCCATGTCCGGGTGACGGTGCTCGACGATGCGGGGACGTGGCGGAACTTGAGCCAGCTTGAAGGCCGCGACTTTCTCGACGCTGTCGAGGTGGACGAGGACGTTGACCAGCCGGTGTCGGCCGCGACGGTGACGCTCAAGCGGCAGATTGAACTCTTCAGCGTGGCCCCGCTCCGAGCCGACTCAAAGCTGAACGCCACAAGCGGGCAGCTCATCCGGCCTGGACGCGAGTTCACCGTCGAGGCTGCGGTTTCGCCCCTCGGCATGTCGCCCAGCGAGGGGGAGTGGCGCGCGCTGTTTCATGGCGACATCGACGAAGTCGACTTCGCGGGAGAGCAGCTCGTCTTCCGTGGGCGCGACTTGGGCGGACGGCTCCAGGACACCTTCATTGAGGCTGAGCGGGCCTACGGGGACGACGCCCAGGGAGTTGCCGTCGAAGCGGTGATGCAGGCCCTCCTGACGGACAACGGGACGGGCGTGGTGCTCCATACCCCGGTGTCGCCAGGGTGGAAGCTTCGTCAGTACGCGCAGAAGAAGGCGAGCGTCCTCGACGCTGTGCGGGACTTGGCTCAGCAGATTGGGTGGGAGGTGCGCTACCGCTGGCGCGAGTCGAGCGGGACATTCGCTTTGACGTTCACCGAGCCCAACCGGACGAATCCGCCGCTCGCCTGGACCTTCGGCGCCGACGACTACCGCGACGTCGCGAAGCTGGTGGTGAGCAGGACGGACGTCCGGAACAAGGTGGAAGTCGTCTTCTCGGACGCGGGGGACTTGGACGTCACCGGGCAGGCCAAGACGAAGAGCGTCGTCGTCGAGGACGTCGCGAGCCAGGACACCTACGGCGTGCGCTACATGCAGATTGCCGAGGGCGCTTCGAGCAACATCAACAGCGAGGCTGAAGCGCGGAGGATGGCGGAAGCGGCCCTGTCCGACTTGTGCGAGCCGCTCGCCGACCAGGAAATCGACGTCGACTTCTTCCTGCCGGTGGAGCTGGGGGACGTCTACCAGTTCCTACCCAACGGCGTTCACTACTCGGACGCGCAGAACCTGGCAGTCACCGGGTTCCGCCACGTCTTCTCGGCAGAGGGGGACGCGCGCACTACGCTGACAACGCGCGGGAAGCCCTCCTTCGGAATCTCCATGTGGCTGGAGATGGACACGCGTCCCGGCCTGGGCGAGCCCGCGCGCACGTCCCCGCCGCTCGTGCCTCTCAGCATCACCGTGACGGCGGTGGTGAATGGCTTCTCGCTGTCCCTCACCCCGGCTTCAAGTGGCTCGGCTGCTGCGGGGTACGAGCTGCACGTTTCGACGTCGAGCGGCTTCACGCCGAGCAGCCCCACGCTGCGTGGAACGTTCGACACGACGGTATTCGGCGTGGCGGACTTGATGCCGGGGGGGACTTACTTCGTGCGCGTGGTGCCCCGGGACAGCTTCGGCAACCGGGGGGACCCCTCGCCCCAAATCGCCGTCACGCCGAAGCAGCTCGAGGGCGCGTCGCTGAGCGACTCCGCCGTCGGCTTCCAGCACCTGCTGTACCCGCCGACCGACAACCTCATCCCGAATGGCTACAACGAAGCGGGCCTGCGCGCGCTGGGGAAGACGCCCGACGGTGACAGGCTCGCCGAGGACCCCGTCAACGCGCGGGTGGGCCGCTGGGTGCGCCGGGTGGAACTGGTGGACTCGGGGACGTGGCCGGGCCTGAGCTGGACGGGCGGCTATGGCTCGGAAGCCCCGGGCGGGCGGCTCAAGTGCTCCCCTGGGGACGAGTTCTTCGCCGAGGTTTACGTCAAGGCGTCTTCGGCCACGGTAGGGGGCATGGGCAGCCTTCATTTGCTGTGGGAGGACGGAAGCGGCGTCTACGCGGGGCAGGGCACGAGCGTCTTTCTGGGGCAGGTGGGGACGTCCTACCAACGCGTCACGGTGAAGGGGATGTGCCCGGCCGGTTGCACGGGGGTTCAACTCTTCTGGGAAACCCAGGTGGCGGCGGCAGACGTGGGCAAGCGGCTCTACTTCGATGCCGTCTCCATGCGGAAGATGATTACCTTCGACTTGCTCGCGGCGAACACGCTGAAGACGTCCAACTACGCCGAGGACGGCAGCGGCATCCCCACGGCCGGGGCGAAGCTCGACAACGTCGGAACGACGCTCAAAGTGGCCTCGAACAACGTCCAGGTGGGGCGCTACTACCTGAGCGATGGCTTCTTCCGTTCCGTGCAGGCCCTCGCCGACACCGGAAGCCGCATCTACTACCGGGGAAACAACGAGGGCGTGCCGAACATCGACCGGCTGAACATCCAGGTGCTTGAGGGCTACGCGATTGCCGGGGCGGCTGGTGGCGCGGCGAACTTCACCTGGGCGCACTACCATGCCGTCATCCAGCCTCAAGCGGTCAGCGACAACTTCGATGCGCTGCGCTTCATGGAGGTGGGGTTCTACTGGGCATATAGCGACAGCAACCCGCCGCAGTGGCTCTATGGGACGTCGGTGCCGCTGGCGGACCGCAAATATCAGAATGGCGCGGTCGACGGAGACGCCAGCAACGCGACGAGCGCGGGCTTCACCTTCATGTATGGCGACAAGTTCAACCGGCTGCGGGACTCGCTTTCGAACAAGCTGCTCTACCTGAAGGTGCGGCTCCACAACGCGAGCGGCTACAGCGCCGAGCGGTGGTTCTTCCCGCCGAGCAACTACGGCGTCAACATGGTGCGCAGTGCGACGGGGCCCGCATCAACGCCGACTGGTGGCGGTGGAGGGGGAGGGGGCACGCACGGAACCTGTGTCGCGCCTTGGGAGCCGGTGTTGCTCAGCGATGGTTCGGAAGTGCCCGCCGAGATGCTCCGGCCTGGGATGCGGGTGCTCACCATGCACGAGAACGAGAGAGATGGAGGCATCTTCGAGGTGACGCACGTCAGCAGGCATCAGGCGGCGCGCTGCACGCTCACCATGACGGATGGGCGCGCTGTCGTCGTGACGCCGGACCATCGCTGGCGGACGTTTGAGCGCGGGTGGACGCGTACTGACGCGCTTCGCCCCGGTGAGACGATTGATGGCGTCGCTCCGGGACGGGTGGCGCGTGTCGAGCTAAGGGACTTCGGCGACGTGATGAAGATCACCGTTCGTGTCGCGAGAACCTTCGTTGTGCAGGGACTACTCGCCCATAATCTGAAGCCTCGAGATTGAGGCATTTGCGCTACGTGGTCGCTCATGCAGTGTCAGAACTTCAGACTATCAGAGGGTGAGCGCGGAAAGAGCTGCTTCGCTCGACGCGTAGACCTGCCCTTCGGAAGACTTTGCAATTCTCCGGTTATAGATCTGAACCTCTTCTATACTCAGAGCCCTACTCTCTCTTGTTGCCTTTGAATGACCGAAGTCCATCAACAACGCTCGACTAGGGGCAAGCGGATAGTAGAGCTCAAGTTTGGCAGGTGGGGTGACGCCGTCCGAAAGAAGATTCAGCATTGGCTGATCGCCAGTGATGAACTCACTTGAGGGTGAGGCATTTAGAATTGTTAGCCGAGTGGAATCATGCTCGGAAAAGAAGTGAAAGCCTGCACTTGTGACTGAAATGGTGCGCAGAATTCCCCAAATGGCTTCCATGTTGGCTCCGAGCTGAACCAGCATTTTCGCATTTTGAAGCATCCTGGCTTCCATTGCATATGTACGTAGATGCTGCGCCGCCATGTAGCTCGCAAAATCCACATAGCTCTCCTGGTCATCAAGTATTGAAAAGTCTCCCTGCCGCAATGCCGCAAGGATCGGTACTGCCGCATTCTCGATTGATGAGTGAAGATCCTCCTCTGTATTGTTGATCGCAACATCTAGCTCTTTTTCGAGCTCGGCATCCTGCTGCCCAGTCGCGCGATACAGCTTTCTAATTTCAAAGAGATCAGTAAAGACGGGAATCCATCCTCTGGCCATTTCCTGCAAGTGAGGGGCCATTTGGTCAATGTACTGATTTACCAGAAGTACATCTCGCTCGCTCATCTCCCGAAGCCTGTAAAAGTCGCGCCGTTGGGCAATGTTCTCTGTGCTTGTTTGAAATCGATTCTTGCCACGCTGACACCACACCTTTCCCCCCACTGCCCAGCCAGTCAGATAGTGTTCCCAGACGTAATGCTGTTTTCGTATCTTCTCTGCCATGTACGAATTCTCCTTAGCGCTTACTCGTAGGAATACGACAGCGCGAAGCCTAATCTGACTCCCTTGGTTCATGAAGGGCTTGTCGAAGTCACGATGGGGTATGCAAATGTAGCCTCACCTTGAGCTTCGACTTCGCGCGCCGCAGTCTTCGACTGCTGCTTGTGCCGAGGGAACTGGGCCACTCTCAGAAGTCACACGCATTTACCGGGAGCACCCTTTCGCTCCGGTGGCGCCGTGACCGCAGAAGAGACTCAGTCCGTGCAGCTCGTAGTCGGCTCCCTGCTTGGAACGGCCGGCGTCGGCGTCCTCACCTGGGCCGCGAAGTCCCTGGTCGGGGAGATTCGGGCCCTTGTTGAGAAGGTCGCGCGGCAGGACGAGCGCATCAACGCCGTGGCGGTGGAGTTGGGCGCGTTGCGTCGGTGGCGAGACGAGTTCACCCGAGGGCTCCCGGCTCAGGTTCAGCAGGTCGTCGAGTTGGAGCTGCTTCGCATGACTCAGTCGGGCGGGCGGGGCTCGTGATGACCCATGCAAACTTCGAGCGGGTCGAGCTTGACCGCGTCTATCCGCCGTTCGTCGGGGTGTCCCTGGTGGTCATCGCGCGCTGTGCGGCCCGTGGCGTTCGCTACGTCGCGACGCACGGCTTCCGTGACCTGCCGGAGCAGGCGGAGCTTCGGCGGCTGTACTTGGCGGGGAAGGGCGGCAAGGCATCACCCGCAGGTTTGTCCGCGCACAACTACGGGCTCGCCTTCGACTTCGTCTGCGACGCGAGCCCGCGACTTGGCGTTCAACCGGATTGGCGCAAGTCGGCTTACCGCGTGCTGGGCGAGGAATCCACGAAGGCGGGCCTCGTATGGGGCGGCAGGTTCGGCGACTCCCCTCATGTGCAGTGGCCGGGGTACGTGAGCGCGCATCAGCTCAAGCCGCTTCGCACCCTGGTCCAACAGAGTTCCCTCGGCGACGTGTGGGCTCGCCTCGATGCCGAGCGTCAGTCGCCGAAGTGGCGTGCAGCAAACCCGAAGCTCGCGGCCGAACTGAAACGGCTGGGCTTCTAACCCGGAGGCAACATGGTTGACGCTGGTGTAGTCGGGCCGAACCCCGAGCAGTTCGAGGAGTTCGCGCGCCTTCTTCTCGATGCCGTGACGAGCCGGAACTACGCGCTGCTCGCCGCCCTGGTGGTGGTGGTGCTCGTCTATCTGCTGCGGAAGTTCGGCGGCAGGTTCATCCCGTTCTTCAATACCGACAGGGGCGGCGCGGTCCTCGTGCTGGGCGTCTCGCTCGCTGGAGCGGTAGCGAACGCGCTCGCTGCGGGGGCGCCGTTCTCGCTGGCGCTGATGCTGACGGCGCTGCAAGTTGCCCTGACGGCTGCTGGTGGCTTCACCATCATCAAGCGGATTCTGTTCGGGAGCGCCGCCGTTACCCGCGCAGAGCTTGCGGGCGCGATTGCCGCTGGGCAGGTCGCGGAGAAAGCCGCAGCGATTGCCGTGCTGGAGCAACTCGACTCCCGGGGCGACAAGTGAAGCTCGGCGCGCTCGTGCTGGCCTTGCTGCTCGCCGTTCCCGCGTCGGGCTCGGAAGTCATCGGCGTCGAGCGCGCTCAGCTCTTCCCGGATGGAGGTACGGCAGCCGTCGAAGTCGAGGGCGGCTGCTGGCTGTCGGAGAGCCGCTGCATTCGAACCGCGTCGGAGATTGAGCGGCTGCGCGCCGAGAACGAGTCGCTACGCCAGCAGGCCGGGGACGTGTCCTTTACGGTCGCCGTCGTGGCCCTGCTTGCTGGGCTTGGGGCAGGGTTCGCCGTTGCGAGGCTGGCGAACTGA